TACAAGTACAGGCACGTATGCTGTGGGTATTATTGTAACTGGCAAACTGATCAAAAACGACGGTCAAACCGCTTAAGGCAATTAAATGCCTGTCTACTTAGATACTAGCCGAAACTCTGTTGTAGCGATTGGAATATGCGATCGCTGCAGCAGAAAGTTTCCCTACGTAGACTTAATGCCTGATCCAAATTTCCCGGGCATGCGCGTGTGTGCAGAAGATCGGGATGATTTTGATCCATGGCGTTTACCAGCATTACAAACAGAGAATATTGCATTACGTCATCCAAGACCAGACGTTTCAGTAGCTACGGGACCAATTGGTGGTAATCAGATATTAACCCAAGGTGGTTTCCAAGATGAAAACTCCATGTTTATTGATGGAGTATCACCATACAGTGGAAACACACAAGGCGACTTGAATACATTAAGTTTCCCGTATTCACCAATGACCTTGTTTCCGTATGTTGGCACAATAACGCCAAACACTGGACCAAAAGCAGGTGGAACACCAGTAACCATTAATGGTGAAAACTTTACTAGCGTAAATACTGTAAAACTAGGCGGTGTAATTTGCACATTTAATGTTGTCAACTCTACGCAAATTACAGCCACGACTCCAGCGCATGCTGTTGCGGGCTTAGTAGACTTAACTGTGATTTCTCCGTTTGGAACTGCAACAGCGCACGGCGCATTTACTTATACTTAATAAAAACAAATGGCAGATCAGTCGATAACGCAGCTGCCTGTTGCGATCACCTTAACTGGTAACGAACAGGTACCGCTGGTACAAAACGGAGTAACAAAGCAGGCGTCTGTATCACAGATTGCCAATGCTGCGTCGCCCGGCAAACTGATCACTACAATTGTTTACGTTCCATCGAATGGCGATTTAGTAATTTATTACAGCGATGGCACACAACAAGTTATTGGCCCTATTTCTGGCTGGTCTGGTTATAGTGGATACTCTGGTTATAGCGGCGTAGGTACATCGGGTTTTAGCGGTGTATCTGGCTACAGTGGTTTTTCTGGTACTTCTGGATACAGCGGTAAATCAGGAACCAGTGGTTTTTCTGGATACTCTGGTATCAGTGGCGCGTTTGGTTATTCAGGTATTAGTGGATATTCTGGATATAGCGGCATATCAGGTTTTAGTGGCGTATCGGGTCTTTCTGGATTTTCTGGTATCTCTGGCTACTCAGGTTCTGGTGTATCTGGTTATAGCGGTTATAGTGGCTGGTCTGGCATCTCTGGCTACTCTGGTATCTCTGGTATATCAGGTTACAGCGGGTATAGCGGAACATCTGGCTATAGTGGTGTGTCTGGTCTTTCTGGTTTTTCAGGCATCTCTGGCTATAGTGGTTCTGGCGTGTCAGGCTACAGCGGATACAGCGGTTGGTCAGGGATTTCTGGCTATTCAGGATACAGCGGTATCTCTGGCTACAGTGGATATAGCGGTATTTCGGGCTATAGCGGCGTTTCAGGCCTTTCTGGCTTCTCAGGCATATCTGGGTACTCTGGATCTGGAATAAGCGGCTATAGCGGCTATAGCGGGTATTCTGGCACATCTGGTTATTCTAGTTTTAGTGGCTATTCTGGCTACAGCGGTATCTCTGGTTACAGCGGTATCTCTGGTTACAGCGGTATCTCTGGTTACAGCGGTTCCGGAATATCAGGTTACAGCGGCGCAAGCGGTATATCAAGCAGTTATTATTTTTATAAAGCAAATACTTCTGCTACCAGCGGTAACCCCGGAATAGATTATTTGTTGTGGAACAACGCCACACAAACAAGTGCAACACAATTAAACGTCAGCACAACGGCAGCAAATGGTGTTGACATTAGCGTATTTTTGGCTTTGCTTGCAACGACTGAAGAAGTTGTTATTCAAGATCAAAGCAACAGTGCTAACCAACAAACTTGGATTATCACTGGAACCCCAACAAACGCTGGTGGATACTATACAATCCCCGCTTCATTGGTAAGCTCTTCGGGTACAGGCACAACCGGATTTGCAAACAATTTACCAATCATTTTTGCCATTGCAAACGGCATAAGCGGTTTCTCTGGTTTTAGTGGTTTTAGCGGATACAGCGGAAAATCAGGCTACAGCGGCATTTCTGGTTATAGCGGATATTTTGGTATCTCTGGTTACAGCGGCATATCTGGCTACAGCGGATATTCTGGTATCTCTGGCTACAGCGGTTACAGCGGTATCTCTGGTTACAGCGGTATCTCTGGTTACAGCGGTATCTCTGGTTACAGCGGTATCTCTGGTTACAGCGGTATCTCTGGTTACAGCGGTATCTCTGGTTACAGCGGATATTCTGGTATTTCTGGTTACAGCGGATATTCTGGTATCTCTGGCTACAGCGGTATTTCTGGCTACAGCGGTATTTCTGGCTACAGTGGTATCTCTGGTTACAGCGGTTTTAGCGGTATCTCTGGTTACAGCGGTATCTCTGGCTACAGTGGATACAGTGGTATTTCTGGCTATAGCGGTATCTCCGGCTACAGCGGCATCTCTGGTTACAGTGGTGTGACTCCAACAGCCATATCCGTAACCACCACCAGTACCCTAAACCCCGGATACGTTACTTTTGTTTCTGGAACAACAGGCAGCCAAGCCCCTTATGTAAACACTGGCTTAACATACAATTCCGTAACTAACGCCTTTACCGGCGGGGTGACAGGCGGAACATTTTAGTAATATAATATAAGTTCGTATGAACTTTGAGGACAATATGAAATATAGCATTGTAATACCAACTTACAATCATTGTGAAAAGTATTTAAAGCCGTGTGTGGATTCAATTGTTAAGTATACCAACTTAGAAGACATTGAATTAATTATATCCGCAAACGGTTGTGTAGATAACACAAAAGCATACTTAGATTATTTGGCAACAGCAGTGCCCAATTTAAAAGTGGTTTGGTCAGACAAAGCACTTGGGTACTCAGGAGCAAATAACGCAGCCATTAAGGTTGCAACATGCAACAAAATTGTTTTGTTAAATAACGACACTGTTTTGTTGGAACAAAATCAAAACCAGTGGCTTGACATTTTAGACAGGCCATTTGTTGATCCAAACTGTGGAATCTCTTGCATTATTAAAGGAAATTCTGAACCAGCGGGTCGTGATTTTGCAGTGTTCTTTTGTGTTATGATTCACCGCAGAGTATTCGATACAATCGGATTACTAAACGAAGAGTACGGCGTAGGCGGCGGAGAAGATACTGAATTTTGCATTGAAGCTGAAAAAGCTGGCTTTAAAGTATTAGAAGTGTTTGAAAAGTTGTGGGATGGAACGCAATATACAGGCGGCTTTCCAATCTACCACAAAGGCGAAGGCACCATGCACGACGCCAATTTAGTACAAGGTTGGGACAACATCTTTTTAATTAACTCATTAAGGTTAGCTAAAAAGTACAACACAGAATGGTACCGCTGGCGCTTATCAAACTTTTGGGAACGCGCAGTATTTCTAAAAGGCGATACGGTATACCCACGCGAAGTAACAAGATACAACTGGGCAGCAAAAAATCTGCTCGGTAAAAAAATTTTAGAAATTGGTTGTTCAAATGGTTATGGTATTCAATTTTTTCCAAAAGACATTGAGTATACCGGCGTAGACTACGACCCAATCATTGTTGAAGTTGCTAAAGAACAAGACTGGGGGTACAACGCTAAGTTTGAATGGTGTGACATCAACACCTACGAGCTAGAACAGTATGACACCATTGTGGCGTTTGAAGTAATTGAGCACCTTGACACCGGCATGGAGATTGTTGAGAATCTTAAAAAGCACTGTAAGCGTTTGTTGATTACTGTGCCAATGAATGAGCCACCCGGATTTTGGGGGCCACATCATAAGCTGCATGGATTGAACGAACGTCACTTTTCGGGCTTTGAGTTTAATTACATCAACGAGCACGGCGAGATTACAGATGTACCACAAAAGATTGACGCGTCAAATCCTTGCAACTTGATGATTTGTCGGTGGACTGCAAGTGAGTAAAGTTCTCTGCTCCGTGGCAACACGCGGGAGGTACTTTACAACACTGCCACTAGTATTAAACGCTATTATTAACCAAACCAAACCAGTAGATAAGCTGGTTGTGTTTGATGATAATGACAAGCCACAAGACATGCGCAGTGAGATGATTTACCAATACTTTTTTCAAATGTTAGATGCAAAAGGTATTGCATGGGAGTGGCAGTACGCTGATAAAAAAGGTCAGCACCACATCCACCAACGCGCAAATACGATGGGCTACGATTGGGTTTGGCGTTGTGATGATGACGCAATACCGGAAGCCAACGTGCTTGAGAATTTGTATCATTGGACACAAATCTGGCCCAATTTAGGTGCTGTAGGTGGTTCGGTGTTAACCCCGCCATATATGCCAAACACCGGAAATGTTACCGGTAAGATTGATAACATTGATAGTGAGCCCAACGTGCAGTGGGGCAAGATAGCAACAGCAAGAGAAGTTGAGCATTTACATTGCACCTTCTTGTATCGCGCTGGTGTGCAAGATTATAATTTGGGTTTGTCCCGAGTGGCGCACAGAGAAGAGACGCTATTTACTTATAACTTGCACCGCAGAGGCTACAGCATTTTAGCGGTACCAGATGCCGTAACATGGCACATGAAGAACCCACAAGGTGGGATTCGCAGTGAAACAAGACGCGAGATGTATGATTATGATGAACAAATTTTTAGGAATGTTTTGCAGTATCGTGATAAGACCATTGTGGTACTCAATTGCGGTCTTGGCGATCACATTGTATTTAGTCATGTTTTGCCTGCAATACGTAGCCCTGAAGTTTTTACATGCTACCCTGAAGTGGTTCCCGGCAGATCAATAGCGCAAGCAGAGAAGTTATTTGGTGACATTGGCCCGTATAACATATACGGCAAAATGGATCAGTGGAAATGGAAAGGCAGTTTAGAAGACGCGTACAGGAAGCTATACACATGATTATCATAGCCCCGTATGCACAAAAACTGCGCAATGGTAAACAGAACCCAAAGAACTATCCTTACTGGGAAGAATTGATTAGTCAGATTGACAAGCCAATTATCCAAGTAGGAATAGAAGGCGAAAAGCAACTGGTACCAGACTTTAGAAAAAACTTGCCAATAAGCGAGTTAAGACAGTTGCTTAGGGAGTGCAAAACATGGATTGGCGTTGACAGCTTTTTTCAACACCTTGCGTGGGATGAAGGCAAAAGTGGAATAGTGTTGTGGTCAGTATCAGATCCTTTTATTTTTGGCCACCCAGAAAATATTAACCTACTAAAAGATCGGTCAACTTTAGTAGAAAACCAATTCCTATGGTGGGAGTTTGTTGAACATAAAAACGACCGATTTGTAAAACCAAAAGAAGTATTAGCATACCTTAATAAGGAATAAATATGGCAGCTACGGGCTACACACCAATTTCGTTATACTACAGCACCACAGCGGCTACAGCGCCGTTGGCCGCTAACCTCGTCAATGGTGAGTTGGCAATCAACATCACCGACGGCAAGTTGTACTATAAAGACAACGCCGGTGTTGTGCAGATCATCGCTGGTAAAGGCGGTGCTGG